CCATCTGGAGCGAGGTTGTGGATGTCATACCTTGACAAAGATGATGACGTACTCCGCTATCAGGGTCTGGCTTTTAGCTGGATAGGTTTTGACGAGTTGACACAATGGGCTACCCCATATGCATGGAATTACATGCGATCTCGTCTACGATCCACTGCACCTGACTTGCCCATCTTTATGAGGGCAACTACGAACCCCGGCGGTAGGGGGCATCATTGGGTTAAGAAGATGTTCATTGACCCTGCCCCTTATAATACAACATTTGATGCCACAGATATTGAGACATCAGAAGTTTTAAGGTATCCTGCTGGACATGCAAAGGCTGGCAAACCTTTATTTAAAAGAAGGTTTATTCCTGCAAGGTTGTCAGATAACCCTTATTTATCTGATGCTGGTGATTACGAAGCGATGCTCTTGTCTTTGCCAGAACAGCAAAGAAGACAGCTTTTAGATGGCGACTGGGATATTAAAGAAGGTGCCGCATTTACAGAGTTTGATAGGAGTGTTCATGTTATCGAACCTTTTGCTATACCCACCAATTGGGTTAAGTTTCGCGCTTGTGACTATGGCTACGGCTCCTTTAGCGGCGTATTATGGTTTGCTCTTTCTCCTTCCGATCAACTCATCGTCTACAGAGAACTCTACGTATCAAAAGTCTTAGCCACTGATCTTGCTGATATGGTTCTTGAATTAGAAGCTGGTGACGGTAATATAAAGTACGGTGTCCTTGATAGCTCACTATGGCATAAAAGAGGTGACACTGGCCCATCTCTGGCAGAACAGATGATACAGAAAGGTTGCCGTTGGAGACAGTCTGACAGAAGTAAAGGCAGTCGTGTTGCTGGTAAAAACGAAATACATCGTAGATTGCAAATAGATGAGTTTACTGAAGAACCAAGGCTTGTGTTTTTTAACAACTGCACAAATATAATTTCACAACTTCCTGCATTGCCTATTGATAAAAAGAATCCAGAAGATATTGACACACATTCAGAAGACCACTTGTATGATGCTTTAAGATATGGTATAATGTCAAGGCCAAGATTTAGCGTCTTTGACTATGACCCAATGGGAAGACCTGCAGGTGGAATGCGTATAGCTGATTCTACATTTGGATACTGACAAGAAAGAAAGATTACATGGAAGACGATATTGAATTTGAAACTGAGTCTGTAGCACTTGAAGATGCTGAAGAGTCTAGTTTTGAAGATACCGATGTAAGCAACATTATTCCATTTGTCATGGAACGATTTAATCGTGCCGAAGATTATCGTTATCAGGATGAAGAGCGTTGGCTAAGAGCATATCGTAATTATCGTGGTCTTTATGGGCCAGATGTTCAGTTCACAGAAGCTGAAAAGTCTCGCGTATTTATTAAGGTAACAAAGACAAAGACGCTTGCAGCATATGGTCAAATTACTGATGTTCTTTTTGCAAACGGTAAGTTTCCTTTAAGCATTGATCCTACTATTCTTCCTGAAGGTGTAGAGGCCGATGTGCATTTTGATACGCAGGACACTCCACCAGAGGCAGAAAGCCCTTATGGATTTCCCGGTGACGGTAAAGATTTAGAACCCGGCGATACACAAAAGTCTCTTTTAGAACGCCTTGGCTCTTTGCGCGATAAGTTTTTACCAGTAGAAGATAAACTTAAAAGTGGTCCCGGCACAACACCAACACAGGTTACATTTAGCCCAGCAATGATCGCTGCTAAAAAAATGGAAAAGAAAATTCATGATCAGCTTGAGGAATCAGGTGCCAACAAAAGCCTTCGCAGTTCAGCATTTGAGATGGCTTTGTTTGGAACGGGCATCATGAAAGGTCCATTTGCTGTTGATAAAGAATACGCAAATTGGAATGATGACGGTGACTACGATCCATCATTTAAAACTATTCCCCAAGTTTCTCACGTATCAGTATGGAATTTTTACCCTGATCCAGATGCGGTAAATATGGATGAAGCTCAGTTTGTTATTGAGCGTCATAAGCTTTCTCGTACTCAATTACGTGCACTTAAAAAACGTCCATTCTTTAGGTCAGCCGTTATTGAAGAAGCAATTAGAATGGGCGAAAGCTACGACAAAAAATATTGGGAAGACGATCTTTCTGATTATGCACCACAGCATGGCGTAGAAAGATTTGAAGTTCTTGAGTATTGGGGAACTATTGATTCTTCTATCCTTGAAGACAATAATATTGAAATTCCTGAAGAGCTTCAAGAGTTTGAAGAGTTACAAGCAAATGTTTGGATCTGTAACAATAAACTAATTCGCATGGTTCTTAATCCATTTAAACCTGCAAATATTCCCTATGCTGCTGCGCCATATGAATTGAACCCATATTCTTTCTTCGGCGTAGGTATTGCGGAAAACATGGACGATACGCAAACGCTTATGAATGGCTTTATGCGTATGGCTGTTGATAATGCTGTTCTTTCTGGAAACTTGCTTATTGAAGTAGATGAAACAAATCTTGTGCCGGGTCAAGATCTTTCAGTATATCCCGGCAAGGTATTTCGCCGTCAGGGTGGTGCACCCGGCCAAGCACTCTTTGGTACAAAGTTTCCTAACGTATCTTCAGAAAACATGATGCTGTTTGACAAGGCTCGTGTACTTGCTGATGAAAGCACAGGTTTTCCATCATTTGCACATGGTCAGACAGGTGTGGCTGGTGTAGGTCGTACAGCCTCTGGCATTAGCATGTTGATGAATGCGGCTGCAGGTAGCATTAAATCTGTAGTAAAAAATGTTGATGACTATTTGCTTAAACCTCTTGGTGAAGGTTTGTTTAGATTCAATATGCAGTTTGACTACGATCCAGAAATTAAAGGAGATCTGGAAGTCAAGGCACGTGGTACTGAAAGTCTTATGGCTAATGAAGTTCGTAGCCAACGTCTTCTTCAGTTCCTTCAGGTTGCAGCTAACCCAGCACTTGCGCCGTTCGCAAAGATGGATTATATTATTCGTGAGATTGCAAAGTCAATGGAACTTGATCCTGATAAGGTAACAAACAATCTTTCTGATGCTGCTCTTCAGGCAGAAATGATGAAGCAATTTCAAGCACAGCAACCGCCACAGCAGGGTGTACCAGCAGCAGGTGCTAATCCTGCAGACCCAACTGGTGCTGGAGGTGGTAACATAGGCACTGGTGTAGCTCCTACGCCGGGAGAACAAGGATTTAGTGGAAATAATGGACAAGCAAATACTCAGCAGCCTCAAGCCCCTAGCGGTGGACAGCAAGCTCCTCAACAGCCTCAATAATTATATTGATGAGCTTATTAGACTTAATCACAAAGCTTTAGAACAGGCTGAAGATCCAACGCAACTCTACAGAACACAAGGTGCAATTATTGCGCTTCGACGTTTAAAACTACTTAGACAAGAGGTTTTAGAAAAAGATGGATGAACAAATGGAAATGTTTCAGGACGGTGGTCTCGCAGATCAAGGCGGAACTGCAGATCCTATTTCTGGAAACCGCGTACCTACAGGATCTCTACAAGAAGAAGTGCGTGATGATATTCCCGCACAACTAAGTGAAGGTGAGTATGTAGTACCTGCTGATGTGGTTCGCTTTTATGGCATCAGATTTTTTGAAGAACTGCGAATGAAAGCAAAAGAAGGTAGAAGTTGAAGAGCCTTCTATGCCAACTGCAAAGCCTGCCATTGATTCTCAAATGGTCGAAGAGCTACGCCGTATTTATGGTGACAAGGTAACTATCGGTGGGCAGGAGATGTCCATAGAAGATGCGGTACGGATGGCGCAAGAAAACAGGTAGGAATGTTTAGATGGTAGAAACTACTAAAACCCCCGATACTACAATTACAACTACTGGCGTTGCACCTGCAAGTAAATTTAAAGGTGTGTATACACAACCGTCTCAGTTTTCTACTCCTCAAGTAAAACCAGTACAATATAAACAAACAACAGGTGTTGTACCAGCGCAACAGTTTGATTATTTCGCGCAGTTTAATCAGTCATCTACCCCTGCTCCAGCAACCCCAACAAGTTATGATATTACTGGAGATTCAACAGGTAGTATTACTCTTCCTAGTGGCGTAGGTAGCGGATTTACACCTGATGTCAGGCAGTATAAAAATGAAGCTGGAAATGTTTTATTTATTCCTTTTGTAAATGACAAGCCTTTATATCCTATTCCTGATGGTTATCTTCCTGTTGAGGAGCAAGATGCAAAGCAAAAA